GTAGTCCAGTAATCTTGGTCATCTGCCTTTACATCTTGGACTGGTGGCTTTGCTACTTTTGTAGCAACGACCTTAGTCATTTCCTCTCGGCTAGGTCTTTTTCCTTTAGGCGCATAACCTGCATTTGCAAGTGCTCTGCCGATCGCTGAAGTCTCGCAATTCTCAAGAGCTGAAGTTTGATTGACACCTCGGCTAGTAACTGTTTCCTCCGCGTACCCTGTCGACCACGCGACAACATCACTAGAGTCCTTAAATAAATACGCCTTAACAATGTATCGAGAAGCCTCGACAACTTCCAACTCTGTTGATATGCGAAACGCTGGATAGTCCTTAATAAACTTTTCAAGTCTTACCTCCACAGGTTCGTAATCGGCTAAATTAAACATAGAGCTCGTTTTCCTCCGTTGCTAGTTGTCCTGCGAGTGCGCCATAGCTGCATAAATCGACCCAGTTGTCGATGTGCTGCGCTGACTGATTAGTCCTGGAAAGTTTAACGAGCACCATAATCCCTGCGACTTGATAATCGTGGATCGGTGTTTGTAAGTATGCGCTCAGGAGCATTGCTGTGTGCTGCAAGTTATCCGCAGGATGACCGTACGATAGGCCACGGTCACGGATGGTGTCTGTAGCTGTGAGGAGGATTTCATTAGCGAGCATCTGTAGTCACTCGCTGATAGGACTTAGCCATGATTAGACCCTCGCGCTTGCCTTCCGCAAAGCCTTTGCCCCAGCCTACGATAAACCAAAGAATGTTAGCTGCTATCAACAAGATAATTATTGGCATTTCAAAACTCATTTGTTTACTCCCGTTTCTGTAGCCATTGTTGGCTAGTGGATTACGGTCTCACGCCCATCTGACAATGTCTAACATATTTAGATAACGAAACGATAACGATTTAGGCGTATAACTTTCCGTAAAGGGTGAACGATCCATCCTTGTTAATCGGAACTAACATGGGGCTTATATTGTTTCCGTGTGTTTCAATGACTGCCACGCTCATTTGCCAATTAGCGCTCCCAGCCTTAAGATAAGAGGCTTTTTTCTTGTCCATAACATTACCTGCCTCTACACCCCACAAAGTCCTGTATGAGGCTCCTATGCCCTCTGTGAAGGCACTAATACCTGCTCTATGCGTGTGTCCACACACTACAGACTTACCAAACTTCTTAGCCAAACCAAGAGCTGTGAGTCCAGCGTTAGAGTTCATCGAGCCTTCGTCTCCGTGGACTAAAACCCATCCTTTGTGGAATTCGAATGGTTTTTTATGAAAGCGTATCCCCATGTCTGAGAAGCCCATAAAACGGGAGTATTCGAGTTCTGGAAGTCCGATGAGGCTAGGAGCGCCTCTAACGAGAGTGTGGTATAGACGATCGGTGTGGTTGGATCTAGTGATGTCGGTGGTGCCAAGATCCCAGAGGATGTTTTGAGCCAAAGTTCTATCGGCATCTAGCTGCCCTTCATATTCCAGGTGTGTGCCTTTAGCCCATTTGGACTGAGACTGCATATCAAGCTCATCGCCTGTATTCAAAACTAGGTCAAACTTTTCACGCTTTACTAACTTGATTAGATTCTTAACGGCTTGCTCGTGATGATATGGAATCTGTAGATCCGATATGACCAGATAGCGTTTTTTAGTCATCGTCCTCATCTTCGTAATCGCCAAACCTGTCTGGTTCGACTGGATCAGGCAAGATCCAACCAGGATAAGCAGTTGGTTCAACAATAATTGCTAGAGCAATTTCGTCATGAAAACCAGCTCGTTTTAAGGAAGTCCAAAACTCCTGTAACCCAATACAGTAAGCATCGAGTTTTGAGTAACCTTGATCCTCTAGCGCCTTAGTTGCTTTTCTTGCCATGTGGATAAGTGTTCCTTACTTCTTGAGAAGTTCCATCATCTGCTCTTGGCGTGTCTCTATTCTTGCCAATCGGTCTGCGAGAGATGATCCACCATTAGGCGTAAGAGTCCATAACCAACCACGAACCAGGTAACGCAAACCACCAATAAAGATAGCAAGCGTTGATGCAATGGCGAGAGCGAATCCCGCCCAATCACTTGGAGTCACCGTAGACCATAGCCTTCATCTTTAGGATTAAGCCAGCGCATAATCGGTGGAATTGTTGCTAAAGCACCAGCGTAAGCGATGTGCTTAGGGTTTGTTTCCCCCGCAGCGACAAGTGCAAGTGCAGCCGTTAGGAACGCTCTTCCCCAGCTTGCTAACATCTTCTTCAGGTCTTTGTTCATTTGTTCCTCCTAGTAACGGGATGTTAAAAAACTTCGAATCCGTATCGCCAGCCTTTGTAAAACTGATGTGGATGTGCTTGGTGTGTGGATTAACTCCCGTGTACTTGCGCCATTTCCAGAAGCTTCTAGCGCTTGCAATCTTGTGATTAAAGATGACATAACTAATGCGTTTATCTGACTTGGCTGCAATTCGTATCTGATCGGCAATGTAAGCAGCCGTAGAGGCTTGTCCATTGAAATCAGCATCGAGATCGATAGCGCGGACAATCCCTGTATCAGGGTCAGGGTTATGATCGCTCTTTCTAGTTGAGTGTTTGGCATCTCCGATCGTGCCGTCACTTTTACGGTCTCGGTCAGGATAAGCATCGTCTGCCTGTTCTCTTAACTGAATGACCGACTTAGAGAGTCTGGCCTTCATCCAAGTAGAAGCTTTGCTTCATCCTCGGTAATACCTAACTTACCAAGTAATGCAGCCTTTTCAGCAACCTTTGTTGCTTCGGCTTCTGCCTTAGCTTCAGCTTCAACTTGGCGAGATTTGAACTCAGCAAATTCAGCAGCAGTCATTTCTCTTTCAATAACTTCATCTGTTGAAATGTCATGAATTGTGATCATTGGCTTTGTCATTATTTGACTCCGTAAAGTAGAACCGAACCGCTTAGTGTGCCAGCACCTGAAATAGTGCTAATAGTAATACTTGAGATGGCTGCTGAATTGAAGAATCCGCCTGTGATTGTCAAATTTGCATAAGATGGTGTTGCATTCATTGCATAGGTAGTTAATAAATCAAGCTGCTTACACAAGGCTGTTGATGTGTTTGCATAATCATAGATATTGACGATTGAGTTATAGGTTGCCGATGCTACTGGCGCTGCGCCATTATCAAAACCAAAATAACCACTTAAAGCTGGATTGTTGTTAAAGCCATAACTATAAGAATTTGAAGTAACTCCGTTAAAACGCAAAAAGAAATTTGAAGTAGTGCCATGTGCACAATTTCGAAACACCATTTGCAGATTTGTATAGCTACTAGGAATTGATGAGATTGTCGTGCTAGTGCTTGAAAGTGTCGTGGTGCTAATCAATGTCATCCCGCCTGTTGGAGCAGTAGCCCATGCAGGTACACCGCCTGAAACAGTTAAAACTTGACCTGATGTGCCAATACCTAAACGAGTATTCGTATTAGCAGTCGATGAACGGTACTCAATATCGCCAAGAGTCGTAGATGGATTAAGTGCTTTAGTCGTAGTGTCTACGGATGAACCAAGAGTACGGATAGCTGATGCGCCATCCTTGACGAGGCTAGTGTCATCTGGGGTAGTCCACCCATAGTTTGTAGTCGTTGCCATTTGTCTCCTTGATTAGGCTACTATTGTAGCGTTATTCCAGTCCAAAGTAGGACTTATTGTGTTCCATGCTTCGGTAATTGGTACAGAATTCCATCTAAACGCTTGAAGGCTAAAAGCCACGGGTGAAACGATAACCGTAAGATCCAAAGCGTTAAATCGGCTAGTCCAAGTCCAACCCTCTACAAACCCCTGGTATCGACCGCCTGCGATGTTTAATGGCAGATCTTCGATGTCTAGGGGTAAGCCCATAAATATATTCAAAGCTTGGTCGCGTGAAACATCTGGGATGTTTGGGTTGGTCATAGGAAAAGTAATTGACTTAAATTGGTCTTGAGGATATGCCCTAATATCCAAATAAAATTCAGCCTGAGATTCTGCATCTGCTTGGTTTTCAATACTTGTCGAGATGTTTTCAGCTTGATAGCCATAAAGCAGAATTGAGGCTGCATCGGATGCTGTTTCTTGGGCATCGTTTTTATATGTAATAGTGACCTCATTGCGTAGATCACCTAAGCGCCTTGATGTAGCAATTCCAGCCGCATAAGCCCAGCCACCATCGACAAAGGCATAACCGTTATTAGCAAGATACTGGCTGCGATGGGTGCTGTCTGCATAACCGATTCTGCCTGAAGAATCTTCATAAATGTATCCAAGACCCGATTTGGCTAAAGCAGCTACAAGGCTGTACATATCTGTAGTTGCTGCTGAACGAGCCGTAAGCTCATAATCTCCAGGACGATCAATCTCGCCTAGCCCTGAGTTTTCAGCGTTTTCCCATGTTGTGGTTGCATCATAATTAACCCATTCAAGACCTGCTGGTACTGTATTCCAACTACCAAACAAGAGCGCTGAGAGTATGGTGTAAATCTGATCGCCATCAAAATCTTTAGACAGTACGCCTTCTGTTAAGGTTTTAGGCAATTTGGCTAGGGCTCCTAGAGCTGTGACTGTAATTGCCTGAGTAATGGCTGGCTCGCCTGTTTGGACTGTCACATCAATATCTGTGACATCTCCACCAAACAAAGGTACATAGACACCAGAGGAGTTTTTAACCTTGATTACGACTGAATCATTTACATCAAATCCTGTAGCAGATTGATTAAGGTTAAGAATAGTAAAACGACAGTAACCAGCGATAGGTTGAGAATAAATATCTGAGCGCCCAGAAGTAATGGTTAGATCTGCAATTACTAGGTTGGTAATGTCTCCTAGCCCATTGACCTCAACTGCCCAATCTGGAGTCCAGGCTGTCATACTGCTACTAACGCTCCAGCACCAAGAGATCCACGATACGAGGATTGGTTAAGTACTTGGACAATTTGACGAGCTGCTGATTCTGAGTCGATAGCGCCATTGACTGTAATGTTATTAGTAACGCTTGCACCGCTAGCAACAAATCCTTTAGTAGTCGGCATGATTGGCGGTAATGCTAATCCAGTAGAAGGTTTTGGTGTTGGTGCTGCCGAAGGTGTATTAGATCCTCCGCCAAAACCTAAATATCCTGCAACCTTTTGACCAGCTGTAAAAAGTTTTTCAAATAAACCAATTAGTTTTGCCACAGCATCAATCGTAGTTCCAATTACTGTTCCGATTACTTCAAAGGCAACTTTGAACGCGCCACCAAGAAACGGAGCTAAAACATTCTTAGTAAATGCCCATAAAGCCCTAAACTCTTTTTCGTTATCCTTAACAGCATTTTTAACCTTATTAAACACAGATTGAACGCCCTCAAGAACAGGAATAAAGATAACCTTTGCCACATCGATAATTTGTTGAAAGGCATTCTTTAATCCGCTACCGCCTGTAAATCCATCAATGAATGACTGAACGGCTGGAACGATATATGTAACAATGTTTTCAACCAAAGGGGTAACAGCATCCAGAATAAAGGATCCGACTGTTTCCTTTGCTTCATTAAAAGCGACAGACAAGCGAGCCATCTTTCCTTGAAAGGTATCTGCCTGAATAGTTGCCTGGCCCTCAAAGGTTGCAGCTAGTTTGGCTGTTATTTGGTCAAATGAAAGCGTGGCAAGTTCAGTTTTAGTAATACCTACGCCAAGCCGTGAAAGACCCGCTAGGTTGCCTTCCTGTGCTTTGGAAAGGCTTTCTGTCACCGCCTGGAGACTTTTACCTGTGCCCGCTGCGATATTGATCGCGATAGACTGTAATTGCTGTGCCTTTGTAACATCGCCAGTAGCACGAGTTAATCGATCTAGAGATGGACGAAGCTCATCATCTGTGACACCAAACAATAACGACTGCTTAAGAATGTAATCTTCTGTGGCCTTGATTTGGTCATCTGTAGCGCCAGTAACATTCTTTAATGTGGTTGCTAGTTTAGCCTGGGCTGCTTCATCTTCAATAGCAGCTTTAACTCCATCGATGGCTAACTTTCCAGCATATGCCGCTGCTGCTGCGCCTGCTGCTAAAAAGGCTGCGCCTGCGATCTTGCCAAACTTAGTAACCTTGTCACCAAAGCCAACTACTTCATTATCGGCCTTGTTAATATTCTTGGTAAAGTCATTGATATCCGCAAGGAGTTTGAGCGTTAAGGCTCTACTATCTTTAGCCATTATGTCCACTCCTTCAAAATCTTATCAAACGATTTAGTCCACTCAGCTACAATGTAAGGCTGAATTCTGCGTAATGTTGGATAAATAAAGTAACCCTTAGATCCTCGCCCACCCGCAGGGTTAGGCCCTGACCAAACAGGGAATTGCTTTAACTTATTAGTACCAAACTCGGAAGGCCCCCAAAGTACTTTAGTCGTTGCACCACCTGAAAACTTTTGAGCTGCAAAGCCATAAGTGATCTCACCAATACGGCTTGACTTTTTTACTTTGGAACCCTCAGCAATGCGAGTGGCAACTGCTCGAGACTGTAATCCCGATGCAGCGCCAATCACCTCTTTGCGAGCATATTCTGCTAAAGCACCAGACTGGCGCTTGGCTTCGTCTACTGCCTGCTCGTCCATATTCTTTAACGCCTTAAAGACTGCACGAAGTTCGGTTTTATCGAGAGCCGTTTGTTCAGCCACGATTATTCCTTTCCTCTAGTATCTCTATTGCGGTTAAAATATCTTCTGCTGTTTGCCACTCTGACATAGGGATCTGAGTCGCTATTGCCAGATCAACTAAGAGTCGGCTTACGCTTCCTCTTGGATGGCTTTTGGGTCATCGCTTCCCACCTCGACATCTGCCACCGTCTCCATCCAAATCTCTAATGGCTTTACGGGCTTTCCGCCTGCATCTCGCTTCATTGCTGAATGAGCTACATACAAAATATCCCACATACCACCAAAGTTAGAAATGACCTTTTTAGTGGCCATTTCCCACTTGGCATAATCTGGTGGCCTGACTTGATAGGTATCTTCAGATCCATCATTATATTTAATTGTTATTTGCTGTTGCATTGTTTGCTCCCGTTTCTAGTTTTTAACTGAATGTTTCTGTTACTGCGCCCTTTTGTACCTTGAAAGTAAAGTCTACAGTCTGAGCATCTGTTCCAGCGCCTCCTGCTGTTGGAAACTCTGGCTTAATTGGAAATACAAATTGAGCGCCTGTTGCGGCTGTTAGTGTGATGCTGATGTCTGTATCTGGTGCAGTCTCTGCTGCTGTCCATAGAGCTTCGCAAACTGAGTTTGCCTTACCCCAGTCTGCAAGCATTGAAAGAGCAAACTCACCTTCAACATTGACGGTTTTGTAAGCTTCGCCATCGAGAGTTTGGTATGTCTCACGAACATTTGTCTTTGTTAGAACTGCGCTTGTTGCTTGTGCTTCGATATCTGTTCCACCTGTGAAAGATAGAGAAACATCGCGCCCTGTAATTACTACGGTTGCCATTATTTATCCTTTAGTTTGTTTGTGTATAGTAGGTAGAAACTCTGATATCGGAGACCAACACATTAGAAGGGCCGACTTGAGTTACTGTTGGTTTTTCAACCGCTCCGACTGTGTACCCTGCTGGGATCACCTTCAGAACACTTATGACGAGCTGCTCGAGATTGTCGAGCGATGCAGGGTTGCTGTTATAAGCAACGGCTACTGATATAACTAAATTGATCTTGATGTGGAGCGTAGACTTGTTAATAGTCTCAAGCTCTAAATATGGTGAATCTGGAACAGTCACTACAAAAGGAACCATAGGAGCCTCTGGCACATAGGCATAGACATTGCCTGCAACGCTTGCAAAGGCTGTTGCTAAAGGCTGGCGTACTGTGTCAAGAATTGTTGATGCTGGCATTACTGCACCATTGAATCGGTATCGATAAACGCTCCGAGAAGTCCTGACACTCGATTGAACAAGCTGCGGCCTAAGCGATATGGGCTAACAGTCGTAAAGTCTACGCCTTCGATCTGTCCACCAGGAGCGATACGGGATTGGAATACTTCTACTGATACTGCTAGAACTGCTGACTCTACGGCTGCGTTTCCAACATATGTTGAAGCGCCTGAAAGAGTTGCCAAGCCTGAAGGAATTACTTTTCTTTCGGTAACATCTGCGCCTGTAATTGCGACAGTAAAGTATCCGTTAAATTCTCTGTAAGCACCGTCTAAATAGATGCGTGAACTTGAACGAACAATAAAGTCCTCGATGTCAATATTGCTTGATTCAAGAATAGTAAATGTTCCGTTAAATGGTGATCCTACGCCTGTGATGACTACGCTCTGACCCTCGCTAAAATTGTTATCGCCTAGAACTCCATATGTTGCAATATTGTCTTGCAATGTAACTGTGTCGATAGGACTTGAGTACTTGACAAGCATAGGCAAGATAACTGCCTCAGCTGTGTCTATCACATCTGTTAAATAACTGTCGCTGTAGAGGGAATTGGAAACGCCAAGCACAGAGCGTAATTCTGCTGGTGTGACTATTGTTGCCATTTCCAATTCCTCTCGTTAAACGGCTGGGGAGGCGATCGGGAGCAACCGCCCCCCCATGATTAGTTAATGGTTTTTTATGAAACCATGTAGCGGTATGCGCCTGCGCCAAGCTTTGTAGCGATTGCGCCATAACCGTAGTATCCGACCTGAACCTGACCTGTTGAGATTAGATTTGTCTGTAGTGATAGACGAGGTGACTCGTACCATGTGTAAGCATCTGGGTTGATAACGATTGCTGTGTTATCTCCAAGTCCTGCTGTGTCTGTCAATGCGCGTGAAACGCGAAGGTTTAGACCAAGTAGGTTTCCACGAACTGCTGTTGCAGTTAGATCTCCGCCTGCATTCTGTGGGTTGATTGTTTGCTGGAAAATTGGACGGTTTGAACCATCGACCAAGCCCATCAATGCGCCCCATTGTTCAGGAGAAACTACGATGTTCTGCGCGAATCCAAGTGTGCCCTTGTAGATTGAAACTGCTGCATCTGAAACGAAATCAGCGACTAGAGCGCCTGTTGTAAATGCTGCGCGGTTTCCGCCATCTGTTCCACCTGTGATTAGAGCAGTACCAACTGCTGCATCTGTTGCCTTTGCGTATGCGAACTCCATTTGACGAACAAGCTCAGCAAAGAATGCTGGGCTAGACCTATCTAGAAGCTCTAGAGAAAATGTCTGCTGGCCAATGAACTTTTGAACACTCACAGAAACGAACGCTGCGTTTTGGTCTGTTTCTGATGGTGTTCCGCCTTCAGATGCTACTGCAACTGTTGGAGCAACTGTGATCTTAGGAATTTCAAATGTCATTCCTGCATCTGGCAATGCACCGCGAGAGATTGAATCAATGAATGGACGATCAGCGTTTGAGATGCCGTTGATGACTTCTGTTAGCTGACGGGTAGGAACTAGTCCTGCGTTGTCTGTTGTGTCTGCTGCTGCTGCAACATACATCTTTGAAGTATCGTCACCTAGAGAGGCGCGTACTGAGTGCTCGAGATAAGAAGCCTTATCCACGATTGGGTTACGAACTTTGACTGAAGTGTAAGGTGCTGTTGCAGCCTTTACTTCAACCTTAGCAGCCTCTACCGTTTCTGCGGCAGGAGCGACTTCTGGAACGGTAGTGTCTGACACTTGTTCTCCTTCTGTGGTTTTTGGTGTTTCATCCTGAACTTCGGGTTCAGAAATTTCGTTTTCTTCTGCTGCGACTTTTTGTACTTCGGCTCCAGGTATTGCTCCGTCTGTGACAAGGCTTACCTCGATAAGCTTGGATGCGCTAATAGCCATAACGCCATTCTTGTTATCCCAGTCCTCAACATCTACGCCAACGCTAAAATCTGAACGAAGCCCTGTTGCGGCTTCTTCTAGTG